GAAGAGGGCTTTGACACTTCTGATACTACATATTATGATGAGATAGATAAACGTATCAGAACTGAATTTCCTCACAAATTCTCAACAGGTGATGAAGTCAAGTCTAATAGCAAAATGCAACAGAATGTTGCACCAGCTGGAAGAAGTGATAGTTCTGGGCGCAAACGTCAAGTCAAACTTAGCGCAAGCGAAGTTCAAATGGCAAAACGTTTAAATGTGCCGCTTGGCGAATATGCCAAGTACATTAAAAGGTAAATTATTATGACTGATGAGAAAAATATAGAACAAAATAACAGAACTCCGCGTTCTGCAGAAACTCGAGCTAAAGATACTGCTCGCAAACCTTGGCGTCCCCCATCTATGTTGGATACGCCTCCAGCACCTGAAGGATATACCTACAGGTGGATAAGAGCCGAACTCGTCGGCGAAGAAGATAGAAAAAATGTTATGTCTAGGATGCGTGAGGGTTTTGAACTCGTACGTGCTGAAGAGATAGGAGATTTCGAGCTTCCGAGCATGGACGATGGAAGGCACGCTGGAGTAGTAGCCGTGGGTGGTTTGCTGTTGGCGAAGATTCCTAATGAAACGCGTGATGAAAGAAACGCCTATTTCAATGACCGTGCGCAATTGCAACAAGATGCAGTTGATAATGACTTAATGAAAGAATCTGACCCTAGTTCTCCGATGTTAAAACCTCAGAGAACTACAAGCGTAACTTTTGGTGGTGGAAAAAGAGATTAATCTGATTTCACTTAAATAAAACTTTTTAAAAAAAGGTAAATATTATGGCGAATGTAAATGCACCTTTCGGTTTAAAACCCATTGGAAAGTTAGGCTCGGCTGTTAATTCTACAGGAACAACAGAGTACGACATTCTATCAGGTACAACTGGAACTATTTATACAGGCGACCCAGTAAAAATGGTCAACACAGGCGGCATTGCCGTTGCTGCTGCTGGCGATTTATTACTAGGAGTCTTTCAAGGCTGTCACTATACAGACTCAAACGGAGACAAAATTTTCTCTCCTGTTTGGACTACATTGACAGCAACAAGCGACTGCAAAGCAGCCGTTGTCGACGACCCAGATGCTTTATTTGAAGTGCAATCAGCTGCTACAGGTAGCGTTACTCAAACCGACGTTGGTTTGAATGGCGATATCGTTTATGCTGCAGGTTCTTCAATATCAGGCGTTTCAGGAGTTAAAATTAGTGGCACTATGGCTACTGGTACAGCTCAACTGAGAATCATGGGTATATCAAATGACCCTTCTAACAATGCGTTAGGAACGGGTTCTTTATCAACCAATGTTAACTTTATCGTCAGAATTGCCGAGCATTTTAACAGAACTGCTGCAGGAGTATAATAATGGCTATAAATAGAGCGCAATTAGCGAAAGAATTAGAACCAGGATTAAACGCCTTGTTCGGAATGGAATATGCTAGGTATGATAATCAACATACTGAAATATTTGAAACTGAGTCATCAGACAGAGCTTTTGAAGAAGAAGTAATGATCGTGGGATTTGGTAACGCATCAGTAAAAGGCGAAGGTAACGCTGTCGAATATGACAATGCTACTGAAGGTTTTACTGCACGTTATGCTCACGAAACAGTTGCTTTAGCTTTCTCTCTAACTGAAGAAGCGGTTGAAGATAACTTATACGATAGACTAGGCTCAAGATATACAAAAGCTTTAGCAAGGTCTATGGCTAATACAAAGCAAATTAAGGCAGCTTCTGTTCTTAATAATGCTTTTAGTAGCAGTTATACTGGTGGCGATGGTGTTGCTTTAGTATCAAACTCTCACCCTTTAGGTGGCGGTGGTACTGCAAGTAACAGACCAACAGCTTATGCTGACTTGAACGAGACTTCATTAGAAGATGCTCTTATTAATATCTCAACTTTAGTTGACGATAGAAATTTGACAATTGCTCTACAAGGAAGAAAGCTTATTGTTCCACCAGCATTACAATTTGTTGCTGACAGATTACTACAAAGCCCAGGCAGAGTAGGAACTTCTGACAATGACATTAATGCTATTAAAAATATGGGTATGGTCCCTGAAGGATATGTTGTTAACAACTATCTAACAGATACCGATGCTTGGTTCCTAAAGACAGATTGTCCTGATGGATTCAAACATTTTGAGAGAAGCCCTATGCAAACATCACTAGAAGGTGATTTCGATACTGGTAACATGCGTTACAAAGCTAGAGAAAGATATTCCTTCGGTTACTCCAATTGGAGAGCTGTGTTCGCATCTCAAGGAGCATAATCTTAATTGATTGTCTAAAGGGAGTTTCGGCTCCCTTTTTTTTTGACTAAAACTAATATACAATCAAAGAACTAGGATTTATTAACTTGTTCTATCGACTGACCTAGCAGACAAGCCGAGACAATAGAACTTATTTCCCAGGAGGAAATTATGGCAAAATCAACATTCTCTGGTCCTATCCAGTCACTAGCAGGATTTATTTCAGCAGGTAACGCTAACGTAGTTAGTTTAACCGCAGATACAACATTAAGTGTAAATTCACACGCTGGTAAAATTTTAACCTGTAACGATGCAGATGGTAAGTTTACTTTACCAAGTATTGTTGCTACAGCTCCAGGAAGCAATGATGACCCTAACCAAACTAATAATTTAGGTGCTACTTTTACTTTTGTAATTGAAACAGCAGCTACAGACTTAGATATTAAAACTGACGGCACAGATAAATTTGTTGGAGCTTTGTACTTAGGTAAAAGTGATGCAGCGGGTAAAACATTTATTTCAGGTGCATCTAACGATGTTATTACTATGAATGGAACAACCAAAGGCGGCATAGCTGGTACTATTGTAAAAGTAACTGCTATAGGTTCAGCTAAATATGCAGTAGAAGGTATAGTTATAGCTTCAGGAACTGTAGTAACTCCATTCGCTGACGCGTAAGTAGGAGCTTAATATGGCAGACGCAGTAACCTCAACAACATTGATGGATAGCGATAGAGTCGCTATTATTCAGTTAACGAATACATCCGATGGTACAGGCGAGGCAGCAGTTAAAAAAATAGATGTTAGCGCTTTAAGCGATAGCTCTACAGGCCAAGCATGTACAGGCGTACGTTTAGCAAAAATTGTATATTCTACTTTTGGAATGAGTGTAAAACTTTTATGGGATGCAACTACAGATACTATCTGTTGGGACTTAAACGCAGACTATACAACAGATGAAGATTTTACCGAGTTTGGAGGTATTAGAAATACATCAGGCAGTGGAAAAACTGGCGATATTATGCTGACTACTACTGGGCATTCTGATGGCGATTCGTATGTAATAGTTCTTACCGTTTATAAAGATTTTGATTAATTTTTATAATGGCTGAATACAAAGGTAAAACAGTAACTCTCAACAAACCCAGGGCTATTTCAAAAGGTAGTCCTGGATACGGTAAAAAACGAAAAGAAGTTTTTGTTAAAAACTGTAGTAGCGAAAGCAGTAGAGTTAAAAGAATTACCTTTGGAGATAAAAAAATGGGTATGCACAAAGATACCGCATCAAGAAAAAAATCATATTGCGCTAGAAGTAGCGGAATAAAAAGTGATAGATGTAGTGCTAACTACTGGGCTAGAAGAGACTGGGATTGTTAAATGGCTAAATCAAAAACAAAAAAAGACGCTTGTTACCATAAAGTAAAGGCCAGATATGATGTTTGGCCATCTGCTTACGCAAGCGGAGCTTTGGTTAAGTGCAGAAAAGTTGGCGCAGCTAACTGGGGCAACAAAAGTAAGGTTAAAAAAGCTTGCGGAGGCGAAGTAACTTTTGTTAACGCCAGAGGCTTTAACAACATGCTTCCAGGCAAACGTAAGCAAACTAAATTAGGATAATGGCTGAAGAAACTTTAAAAGATTGGTTTAATAAAAACGACGGCAAAGGTTGGGTTGATTGCAATACAAAAGGTCCTTGCGGTAGAAAAAAAGGCGAAAAAAGAAAGAAATATCCAGCCTGCAGACCAACTCTAGCTCAATGCAATGATAATAAAAATAAAAAAAAGGGACCAAAAGCAATTAGCTGGAAAGATGGCAGAGTCAAAAAGAAAAATGGTGGTTTTATAGCTAAAGGCTGTGGTAAAGTTATGAACAACCGTAGAAAAGTAACTACAATGAGTTAGGAGAATAAAATGTTTAAAAGAACTAAAAGCTACGCTGCAGGCGGAAAAAGAAAAGGTATGCAAAAAGGTGGCGGAGTTATGAAAACTAAAAGCTATGCCAAAGGTGGTGCAGCTATGAAAACTAAAGGAAAAGCAACAGGTGGAGTAATGAACACCAAAGGATATAAAAGAGGCGGAAAAGTAGGAAAGTCTTAAAATGCCTTATTTACAAAGCAGCATTCCTTATTTCAAGTGTTGGGTAAGAAAAGAATATACACATAATCACGAAAAATATCATGGTGAGTTTTTACACGCCATGGTTATTGGCGTTACAACAATTCAAAAACGTTGCTTATCATTTCAGGTAATTTTTACTGGTGCAGAAACTTACGATACAGATGAACCAAATGTTCATGGTGGTGCTATGTGGGCAAGAATGCCTATAACAGCTCTTGTTGGGGATACTCCTTTTGAAGAATGGGCTGAACCTATGGAAGTCTGGGCAGCTCAACCCTGGGACTGTGCATCTCGCACACATAGTATATATGTATTAGAAAACTGTTCTCCATGTCCTTGGATGGCTAAAATTGATGGAAAATTCTACCCTGCAAAATATTATTTTACTGTAGATTATACAGAGTCTGATACATCAGATGACCCTGCCCAACATAAACAAAATCATGTTCTTGAGTTATTAGACGCAGGAAAATGGACAGGTAATATAGTAGCTTTACCAAATAACAGGGTAAGAGTAACAAGACCTGCTCAATTTGAGCTAGGAGAGGGCGCTCCAGATTTTAAACCTTCTCAACATATTCATTACAGCAAGTCTGATTTAGATTATACTTTAGATGTAAACCAGGTTTTTGATAACCTATATGCTCCAGAGGAAGATTAATTATGGCAACATCT